TAGCAACTCAAAAAAGGATCTGGTATTAACAAACCATTGTGGTATTGTAGATAGCGGTTACCGTGGAGAGGTTATGTTTAAGTACGCTAAATACCAAAGATTTTCCGGTATTGATTTGGACACCAATGAATCTTTGTACTCTACTGAAAAATCTTTTAACGAAAAACTGTTAAACTATAAGGTTGGTGAGCGTATAGGTCAATTGATCATATTACCATATCCACCGGTTGAGTTTGAAGAGGTTGAGGTTTTAAGCGAAACTGAAAGGGGTACCGGCGGCTATGGAAGTACAGGAAATTAATCTTAATAATCCAAGTGAGGCAATAATTAGCGAAGATAAAAAATATCGCTTTGCCCTTTGGCGTGTATGGGATAAACACAAACCTTTGGTTTTATTTATTATGCTAAACCCATCAACAGCCGACGGAACGTTTGATGATCCTACAATTAGAAGGTGTGTTAACTTTGCTAAGAGTTGGGGTTATGGTGGTATATTAGTAGGTAATCTGATAGCGTATAGAGCCACAGACCCTAAAAATTTACCTTCATCTTTGGATCTGTCAATTATTAATATAAATAAAGAATATATTAGAAATCTTCACTCAATGGCCAAGATTACCGTATTAGCTTACGGAACAAATAAAGCAGCCAGATTTAGTGATCAATTTTTACCATTCACAAATGAAGATTACCAAAGTTTATACATCATAGACAAAACCGTTAACGGAGTGCCAAAACACCCATTATATTTAAAAGGCGATCTTAAGCCTAAATTTTATTTACATTCTAACAAAAGATAAAATGAGCGATTCTAATAATTCTAAATCTTCAGGCGGCGTAAGCTTCGTTGGCCTTTTATTATTACTTTTTATAGGCCTAAAATTGGCTAATATTATTACATGGTCCTGGTTGTGGGTTTTATCACCCCTTTGGATTGGTATATTAATAGCAGTATTCATACTTATATGCTATCTTATATTTGTACTAATATTAAATCTGGTAGATAAGCGAAAGAGAAATAAATAAAGAAGATAAAAGAAAACCCCTGGCAATTTTGCTAGGGGTTTTTTGTTTAATAAAATTAGTGTTCAAACATCAATATTAAAACAATACAAAGCGATAAACGCGGTAAAATTGACAATTGGTATTATCTGTTAAAGAACGATTGCGAATAACAACCGCCTTGCACCTAAAAACCCCACTAATCGAAACTAGCAGGGTTAAATAAATTAAAATGTACTTTTAGTTAATGTGAGAATTTACACCCAACATTGGCGCGTAACAAAAACTATTATAAGACATATATGCTACGAATAAAATTCTGTTTTCAAAATAAAACTTACCTCTAGTATGGTAATGAGTGTTAAAATATTTTTCACCTATAAGTTTTGCTCTTAAAACACGGTGTGAAAAATTTACTTTATCAGCTTTACTGTTTAATTGCTCTAGTGTCAATTTTTCGTTTAATGATGTTTTCATAATTTTTAAAATGAATATCTAACCTTAGATAATTTTTTAGAGTACTCTTCTTTGCTCATTTCGCCTTTTTCTACGATATCATCAACAACACTTACAAGCTCATCAAAATAAACCCTTGTATTTTCTTTTTTAACTACGTTTTGTAAAGTAGTAGCGTAAACCTCGAATAAATCTGTACCCTCATTTAAAGAGATATAAACGTACCCTTTATGTTTAAGGCCGCTAACCCTCATTCTAAGGGTTTTTTTACCCTCTCTATCTAATACGCAGAAACCACGCGCACCCCAAGACCACATTATTGTTTTTTGACTAGATAATATTTTAATAATGTAGTTTGCGTTTTCTCTTAATTCTTCAGTTGTGAAATTTGACATTTTTTTAAGTTTTAAATTGTGATTGTTTGAACAGTACAAATATACATATAGTTTTGATATTTGCAAATACTTTTTTCAAATAAATAAAAATAAATAACATTTGCATTAATCAATTATTATAACTTACTTTGATCAGTTCATAATTAATTTAAAGCAAAATGAGTAAATTCTTATTACATGCAATTTTAAGAGGTTTTGACAACTCTAGAGAAAATCAGTATTTTGATCAACCATTTATTAAGGTTTCAGAACAGCCAGTTTTTAATGTTGTAGATAGACCGATAGATAATAGTAAAATCGTACGGGTTGATCAAGATGCTGAAGTATCTTATATCAGTTGTACCGCACCGGTTGAAGATTGCCCATCTAGTTTAAGTGTTATTGAAGATTATTTAAAAAGTAAATAAATGGCAATTAGTGATCAACCATGGTATAGCTGGTACCAACCGCTTTTTAGCTTAATGAGTAGAGATCATAATATTATTTTGATTCAGTCAGAAATGGATGAGATTATTTTAACGGTCCGAGAAATGCTAAAAAAAGATTACCCAATGACTGATATTGAGCGCTCATTCGGTAAAAACGATATTTCTGAAGAGACGGCTCAAAAATTAATAGATTGCCTTAAAATAAAGCCAGAGCTGCAAAAACATTTTGATGACCATGAAAAAGCTCTTAAAGATTGGAGCATACAGGCAAGTAAAATAATTAAAATGTCTGCTTTAGAAAATTATCAGCTGTACATGTACTCTTTTTTTAAATTCGATATTAAGCAGCCTTTAAACCGTATTAAATACATTTTATTTAAAAGTAAAGCCATTAAAGAAATGAATTTAAAATACTATAAGTTAATAAAATTATTAAATGATGATCCATTTTAAACAGCACCAATTACCTCACATACAAAAAGGTATTGAAAATTTCAGAAAGTCCGGCATTGAGGCCAGGCAAATTATAGATGCAGAATATATTAGCCTTACTGGTTCCATTTATGGTAAATACGGTATTTTGGATCCGCTAAAAGAATTAGATTTAGCTTTAGTAATGAGTGGTTATTTTAACGACCTTAAAAAACGTCTATGGGGTACTCCATTGATAATCCCTCAAATAATTCAAATTACACCAACACCAAACGTTAGTTTTTAATCATGGATAAGACAGAAAATTTAAAGTTAATGCTAGAACTTAAACTTGATGCTGAAGTAATTAAAAAATTAAACGAAGCCACTAAAAATTTAACTTTGGTTATTGGTGCCGGTGATATGATAGGCAAGCGAATAGTAGAGAATTTGTCTGATGTTGCTGATGTTGCTGATGTTCCTTTTGTTGGCGGTATGGACTTTGGCGAAACATACGAAGATGAGGCTGTGTTAGTTTGTATCGGTCCAGATGCCAGGGGAGGTAAATCATATACCGTGTCTTTGCTTAAAAATATGGCGGAGCAAAGTGGAACCCCACTAGAAGATATATTGCGATATTTAGAAAGTTTGAAAAACCCTGCAATTGGGCCTACGTATATTGAAAAAGAAGAGATTTTTAAATTAGCAGCTCAACACTATGATAAGTTAGAAGATTTAGAGCCAGAAAGCAAGTTAAAGCGTAATTTTGAGCCTTTCTATAAGAGTTTCGACAATAAAGGCGGCAAAAAGAACAAACGCCGTTATTATTGATAAATATATTTGCAATATTCTATTTTATTACTACATTTGATTTATGATAGAGATAGAAAAAAACCCTACGCTATTTAACTGTTTAATGGTTTTAGCGTTTTTGGTGCCTATAGTTGGCCCTTTAGTTTTCAGTTTATTGTTTTATACCCACAACCAACAAAGAAGAGATAAAGGTGCTGAATGGGTTGTTAAAACAATTTTTAAGCATTTGAGAGTTATTCTAATAGCTTTATTTATTTTATTGATTTACAAAGAAATTACACGTTAATTATGTCAGAAATTATCTACAAATTCGAATTGCAACCAGGTAAAAACATTATTGAAATAAACACTTTACCCAGGGTTTTAACTGTTGCCGAACAAAACGATAAAATGTTTTTTTGGGCTGCAGTCACTTTAGAATACGAAAAAAGAAAAATAGATTTTGATGTTGTGGGTACCGGTCAATCTTTAGAGCCAGGCTTTATATTGAACAAAAAATATATTGGTACAATTCATTGTAAAAATGGCCTAGTTTGGCATGTTTTCGCTAATGGCCACGAAATTATCAAGCTTGTTTAATTATGGTACCCGAAAAAATAATAAAAGGTACTGTTAAAGTTACCCAGCTAAAAACAAAGATTGCAACCGTAAAAATTAAGAATAAAAGCTATTCAAGGCCTGTTATATTAAAATTTGAGGTTGGTATAATGAATGTAGGCGGCAAAAATAGATTTTTTGATAGTGATAAACCTTCTTTTATTGGTTTTTAAACAAAAAACGCGCTAAACCGAATGGTTAGCGCGTTAGATTGATTCTCGTTCAAGAATAAACATAAATATAAAGCGTCTCAAATATATAAAACTTAAGTAAAAAACAAAATGAATATTTTACAGCTAATTATCAAAGAGGTACATCTTAAAAACATCGTCAATGGCACCAAAAAGAAAGAGACGCGAGAGATCAGGCCAAACACAAACAAAAAATACCTAAATGCTGATGGTTGTACGCCCAGAAAATACGATGCAATTCAATTTTATGCCGGTTACAACAAAGATAGGGGTGAAGCCTTGGTAATGGTTACCGGTGCAAATGTTTTTGTTTTGACAGATGAAAACGACAAAGATATTGTTTATACCCATGAGGGCAAAGAATATGTAGAGGCAGAAATCGAGTTTGATCTTGGTGAAGTTGTAAACCATAAAAATTTGTAATACTTTTATTGCTTAATTAAATTACAAAATTATGTTTAGAGGTTTTTCAAATGGTGCCGTAAGGCGAAGAGGCAGAGATATTAGAACTGCAGCACAAAGAAGATCGATTGTTAACAGCGTTAACAGGGCCAATAGATCGGGCAACCGTTCTGCTGGTAATTCGGCAGGGTAAAAATTATAACGGGGTGCCTAACCACCCCGTTTTTTATTTAAAAAATATAAAGCAAATGTTACCAATTCAACACGCGGCCGCGGTACTCGATGCAGTTGCATCAAAAACCGATAAGGTTATTCTATTTTTTTCTTGTGGTAAAGACAGTTTGGCGCTTTTGGATATGTGCAGCAAGCGATTTAAAGAGGTGCATCTTGTTTTTATGTACTTTGTTAAAAATCTTGATCACATAAACCGTTATCTTGTTTTTGCAAAATATAAGTACAGCAACATAGTAGTTCATGAGGTACCCCATTGGAACCTAACATATATTCTTAGAGGTGGTCTTTATTGTGAAGCAAACCCAGATCAGAAAATAATGAAGCTTATCGATGTTGATGAATCAATAAGAATTAAAACCGGCATAAACTGGTCAATTTTTGGTATGAAAAAAGCCGATAGCATGAACCGTAGGATAATGTTAAAGGGTTATGATCTTGAAGCTATAAATTACGCCACTCAAAAAGCATATCCACTATCAACATGGAAGGATGCAGAGGTTTTGAGGTACGTACAAATGAACGGATTGCCGGAGCCTATAAATTATGAGGGCAAAAAAAGAAGTAGCGGTGTAGGCTTTGATTTAGATGTTTTTCTCTACCTCCGTAAAAATTATCCAAACGATCTACATAAGATATTAACTCAATTTCCAATGAGTGAAAGAATTTTGTTTGATCATGACGAAAAAGAACGCAAAAAATCACAGTTTAAACAATAAAACCATGGCCTTAAAACCAAAATTTAAACCTACCATATCTGATAAGTTAGATGGTGTTAATAGTTTCATAGAAAAACTAAGGGCAGAAATGGTATCTGCAGTTGTTGATGGTAAAAATTTGGAACTTAAGATAGAGCCTGTTTTCGAAGATAAATTTTATAATATTAAAACAGGTGTTATATATACCATAACCATATAAGCAAATGGAAAAGACAAAATACATAACCAGCGTTAACCAGACCATTAAACGCTCACAGATCAGCCCAGCTGATTACAACCCCCGAAAGATCAGCGAAAAAGCAAGATCCCTTCTTAAAAAGAATATCAAGGCAATAGGTATTTTAGGCGGCTTTGTGTGGAACAAAAGGACCGGCAACCTAGTTTCTGGACACCAGAGACTTTCTATTTTAGATGAGCTGCACCACTACGAAGCATCAAACCCAGAAACGGATTACCTCATTACTGTTGAGGTGGTAGATTTTGACCTGAAAACAGAAAAGGAGCAGAATATTCTAATGAACAATAAAAATGTTCAGGGTGATTATGATCTAACTGCAATAAAAGGCTTAATTCCTGATATAGATTATAAATTGGCCGGACTTGATGATATCGATCTGTCCATGATGGGGATATCAATTAATATTGAGGCACAAACAAAAATAGATGAGGTAAACAGTGAGCTTCAGGAAATGCAGCAGCCAGCAGCCGACCGAAAAGAAGCCGTTAAGGCAACTAAAAAACTTATAAACGAAAAAGCCAAAGAAAAAGCTGATAACATGGATGCTTTTATTATGGTTACTTTCGAAGATTTTCAATCAAAAGTAGAATTTATGCAGCGTTTCGGATATGACCCGAACCAAAGATATATTGTAGGTGATCATTTTAATTCAATTATAGAAAGAGTAGAAGAGGACTAAATTATGGCAAAATTAACAAACCAAGAAATAGCAAGTTTCAACGCGGTTGAAGCAGCAAAAATAACCCAAATTAAGGGTTTAAGTGTGTCTCAAATATTACAGGGTATTTGCGATAGTGCTAGTCTCGGAAGCAAAGAGCATATTATTCCAATAGGTATGCACGTTTCTGATGAAATTATTAAAAACCTAATGAGAAAAGGATTTTTAATAACTTATGGTGAAAGATTTAATTCGCAGTATCTTATTATTTCGTGGCAAATAAATAACGAAATACAAGCTCCAAATAACATAGATTACGAAGAGTTAAAAGAGCTTAGAAGAAAAAACGAAGAGCTTGAAATTCTGCTTAAAACGGAAAGGTTAAACAAAAATATAGATTTTGATAATGTAATAAGTAAGCGTGAAAATTCTCTAAAAATCGCAAAGAGAAATTCTTTAACTGATGGCCCGACTAATAGCGAATATTAAGTAAAATAAATTGATTAAAACGTTTGCATAATTCAATTTTTATGTTTTACTTTGTTGTGTTCAAACAATTTAAAACATAAAAAATGAGTACTTCAATCAATCTAAGAACATTAGCGCTTAAATCGTTAATGAAGTTCGGCAGGTGGCCAGAGCTAACAGTTCAAGAAATGATCAACATCGGCAGGCAAAGAGAGCTTTTAAGAAGCTATTACGGTCTAAGCATGATAAACTTTAACCAAGAAATAAAAGATTTAATAGGTATTACCCCTGATCTTGAAATTCAAAAACCTGGTAAACTCGATAAGATAGCCTGTGCAGAAATGACATATAAAGTATATGGTTTGTTTATTGAAAAAAGAGAAAGTGTTGATTATAACGCCAAAAACATCAATAAATTTGATAAACAAGATAGAACTCGCAGAAGTTCGGCGAAAGCCGGGCTTAAAAACAGCAAAAGAATTTTAAAAGATAAAAACCAAGGCAAATGAAAAAAATGATCTTCGCGCTATTGATGTTATCATTCGGCGCAAAAGCACAAGATTTTACCGTAAAAGGTAAAACACTTTATATTCATAACAAGGTGCAAAATATGCACCTTGTTAATTTACCATATTCAGTTGAGAGAAAATCTTTCAAAGGTAGCTTTATACCGTTAGGCCACGATTTAGCTTACAAGTGGCGAAAAACAGCCATAAACGGCAAATATATCAGGTTTAAATATCTGGTTTTTGATGAGGGTAAATTTTGGGCCTTTCAATAATGAAAAAAACAGAAATAAGGCAATTTGTCCTAAATAAATTCGGCTGCAAATGCGCTTATTGTGGTCAACCTATAGACTTAAAATCTCTTCAGGTTGACCACGTTGTTAGCAGGTATAATTTTATTGATTCTATATTAGATAAATCGGTAATGCCGATTTTTTTACAACACCTAACATTGAATGATGTAAACCATATAGACAATCTTTTTCCTGCTTGCAGGTATTGCAATAAACATAAAGATACATTCACTATAGAGGGCTTTAGAAAAGAAATATCGATGCAGGTTGAAAGAGCAAACCTTTATAGCGCCAATTACAGAGCAGCAAAACGTTTTGGGCTTATTGCCGAAACACCAAAACCAATAGTATTCTATTTCGAAAATTTTAACAATAAATAAAATGGCAGATTCAAACGATATCCAACACTCAATTTTAGAAATGCAGGCCAAGCGTTCGCGCCTGGGTATAAAAAAGCAAACCCTGCAATTTGAGATTAACAAGATCAAGCAAATGCTTCTTTACATCAAAGAAGGTGAAACCTTCCAAGAGCTTATCGATAAAAAAAGACAGCTTACAACCGAAACGCACGATTTGGACGCTGAACTATCAGAGCTTAAAATAAACCTTAAAAAACGCCAGCAACTTAAAGAAGAGGTTTTGAAAGATGAAAGGCCAAACGCTCAAAACATATCTTTCAATGCTGATATAGTTGTTTTGAGAGATAAATATTTGAGCTTTGCCGGCGATAAAACTCGTGTCGCATCCATGCGCTCAATGGCTGCAGAATTTGCAGAAGAGCTAACTAAACTATTAAAGAAAAATCGATAACCTTAAATTAAAATCAGAATGAAAAAAGTAACATTAAGTTTAGTATCATTTATTAATATCCTTGCTAATTGCGCTACAGACATGCCGTTACAGGCTTATCTTAAAGCCGAAACCAACAGAAGCGAAAGACCACCAGGGTTTGAATTTATTAAGAATTATCATGACCGCGATCTAGATAAAGAAAAAGGCATTCAAGTTGCTTTTTTGCCATTAAACATAAAAAATGGTGATGAAATATTGGTAATCTTAAAAGATAAAGGAAAGCAAACAGGTGCAGAGTTTCATGTAGATTATGTTTTTAAAGTAGAACCTTTTGATGATCTATCTTCTAATCTTGTATGTGAGCAGTTCGAAAAAGGATTTATTCCAAAGCCAAACGTATAGTTAAAAACAAAAATATTAAATAAATAAACCTCGTTAATTCGGGGTTTTTTTGTATAATATAATTATGCTATTTTAGACGCTATTCGGGGTGCAATTAAGTAAACCGTTAAATTAGGGGTGCTAAAAATGGCAGAAACTAACAAAGAAAAAGAAAGAAACTACGGGGCCGGAGTTCCAAAGGTCAGACTTGACTATACCGACCCAATGCTACTACTTGAAGTCGAAGGCTTCGCTAGAGACGGTTACTCTGATGAGCAAATAGCTGAAATATACGGAGTTAACCACGACACCTTTAGTAAGAACAAAAGAAAGAAGAGGACGCTAGAGAACGGAGAAAAGGCACAAAGCCTATTAAGTCAGGCACTTACAAAAGGTAGGCGCCCCCTATCGGTTCTTGTAGAGAATGCTATGTATACCGCTGCTGTTGGTGGTAAAAAGGTTATTACAACCATTACAAAGCACATTTTAACACCAGAAGGTGAGAAAACAGACTTTCAAGAGGTTATGGTTACAGAAACGGAGTTAGCTCCTAATGTTGCGGCCCAAATGAATTGGTTAAAGCACCATAAGCCAGATATGTACAATCCTGTTGTTATGGTACAGAATGACCTTACTACAAATGGTAAAGACTTGAACGCATTACCTATGATAGGTAAGATTGAGCATGTTATTATATCTTCTGATAATGTTAAAAAGTTTGATGCAGATACGGAGGATCCACCAGCCGAATAATGTCATATTTAGGGCGTAAACTACCAACACCAGCAAAAAGGCTTAGGCCTTCATTGGCGCATTCAACTGTACAGGCAGAAAAAGCGGCCAATGATTTTGTGTTGCAGGTAACCCCCGTTTACACCCAATTAGAAAACGCATACGAGAGCAAAAAATATACTGTAGCGGTTTTAGAGGGCGGTTCCCGTTCATCTAAAACCCACTCTATTATACAGTTTCTCATCAAGTATGCACAGAACAATAACGGCAAGGAAAAAAGGGTACTTATTGCCAGACAGAAAAGCACATGGACCAAAGCAACGGTACTGCATGACTTTTTAAACATTCTAAAATCATACGGACTATATCGAAAAAAGGACTACAATAAAAGCACCTCGATATACACCCTTCATACTACACAGTTTTGGTTTGGTGGTTTGGATGATGACCAGAAACTGCATGGTTTTCAGTCTAACATATTCTGGATTAATGAGGCTGTAGAGGCCACAAAGGATGATTTCGACCAGTTAGAGCAAAGGTTGTTAGAGTTCTGTATTCTAGATTATAACCCTAGTGCTGAAGAGCATTGGATATACGAAAATGTTTGTAATAGACCTGATGCTATATACATTCACTCTACAATGCTGCAAAACCCGTTTATTGCAGAAAAATCTAGGCTTAAAATCTTAAGCTATGAGCCAACACCAGAAAACTATAAAAACGGTACGGCCGATAAAAATAAATGGGATATATACGGTTTAGGCCTTAGATCAAAGATTGAAGGTGTTATTTATACCAATTGGCAGGTTATTGATGAGATACCGGAATACATAAGAAAGTCACGGCATCGTTTCGGCCTCGATTGGGGTTATTCAAATGACCCTACTGCAATTGTAGATGTTTTCTGGAATGGTAAAGAGCTTTGGGTAGATGAGCTGTGCTATAAAACAGAAATGTTGTACGGGGATATCATAAAGCATATTAAAAAAATAATATCTTTAGAAGGTGTTAAGGGTTACGGTGATAGCTCGGACCCAAGGGGTATTGATGAGGTGCATCGTGGAGGCGTTAACATACATGAAGCGGCCAAACCACCAGGTTCTGTTGTTGCAGGTATTACCATATTAAAGGAGTTTAAAATTTATGTAACTTCGCGATCAACAAACCTGATAAAAGAGCTTAAGAATTATAAGTGGATGGTAGATAAGAACGGTAAAACTCTCAATGAGCCTATCGATGACTTTAACCACGCTTTAGATGCCTTAAGATATGTTGCATTTATGGAGTTCAGACAGGTTAAAAGCAATAATAGCAAGAAAAAGAAAGTTAAAAACAGCATACCATGACGTTAGCAGATATTTTAGGAGTTTCGCCGGCAAATGCAGGTGATTTAATCGGTAAGATCAAAAAGAAAAATCGTAAGATCAAGTTTGGAAACAAAGAAATAACGATTGAAGATTGTTTGAAAATGTATGACCCAAACAAGCATGATATACACGATAATACTTTAAGGCCCGATAAAATTATATGGGTACCAGACCCAAGTTTGACAGAAGAGCAGCTAGAAGCCGGTGCAGGCGAATTGGTTATGCAGGTTGTTAAGCTAAACCGATCTTCGGCTCCTACACAAAAACTAATCGTTAAACGTGCCAACGCTTTTTTAACTGGCAACCCTATTGATTTTATATACGACACCAAAAAAGACGCTAAAAAAGAAACTTTGGTTGAGGTTATACAGCGTATTTGGGATAACAACAAATTAGATTACAAAAACAATAAGATTGGGCGTATGATGATGTCAGAAACCCATGTAGCGGAATTGTGGTATATAATTGCTGATGAAGATGCTACAGATGATTTTGAGGGGCTGCAGATCAATACAAGTGGTGTAACCATGAGAATGAAGATCATAGGTAAATCTTTAGGGGATGATCTTTACCCTATCTATGATAGGACCGGTAAAATGATTGCTTTTTGCCGTGGCTATACCGAAACCGACGACGACGACAAAAAAACAGAGGTTATGGAGGTTTACACAAAATCTACCACAATTAAGATTAGCCGCGAAGAGACTACATATCGTGTTGAGAGAAAAGATAATATTGTAAATAAAATACCTATTATCTATTATTCACAGGATGAACCTGAATGGTTGGATGTTGAAGCAAACATTAAACGCTCTGAAACTTTGATCAGTAATTTTGGCGATACAAACGATTATTACGCTTCTCCCACAACCGTTGTAAAAGGTGAGGTTGAAGGATTCAGTAAAAAAGGTGAAGCTGGTAAACTTTTAGAGGTAGAAAAAGATGCAGAAGTATCTTTGCTTGAATGGAGCAACTCAACTGAAGCCGTGGATCTTGAAAAGAAGATGCAGAAGGAAATTATTATGGATGGTACCCAGACACCGGATATCAGTTTTGAAAGTATGAAGGGTTTAGGTGTTTTTAGTGGTATAGCGCTTAAAATGCTATTCTTTGATGCTTCGTTAAAGGTTAAAGATAAGGCAGAAACATACGGCGAAAGTATGCAGCGTAGAATTAACTTTATAAAGGCATGTATTGCAAAAATGGATAACTCTTTCGAAAGTGCTGCTTTAATGCCTATCAAACCAAAGATTGAGGCTTACATGCCAGAAAACCTAGAAGAGCGAATGAGTATGCTTGCAACCGCAACAGGCGATAAACCAACAATGAGCCAAGAAACAGCCGTGGGATATAATCCAATGATTGAAGATAAAGAGCAGGAAATTATAAGGCTTAAAAAAGAGCAGGCAGATTTGGCCAGTAGCCAACTTGAAATGTAATAGTTTTTATTATATTTGGCTACGTTTATATATTGTTTAGTTAAATTGATTAAGGCGCGTTATCGGATGGTAACGCGCCTTTTTTTTAACTATTTTCTAAATCAATAATTTTTGCTCTAAAAGGCAACCCTATAAATCTTTTACTTTTTACAAAAGCCCTGTCTACAAATGATAATTCATCATAAAAATATTTGTAAACTATAATATCACTAATGTTATAAACCGTATTGCTAAAACTAGGTTCACCATATATAACATCTAATCTTTCTTCGAAAATTCTCATCAACTCTATCTTTTCTTTTTCGAAAACTAATATAAATGTATCTATTAATTGATTAATTGGGTATTCAAATAAATAGTGGTTTTTTAAGCTGTCCGATATTTCAATTATTTTATTGCTCATAATCTACTACTTTATAAGTACATAAGATAAAAACTGATCTCTATAATTAGAATGATCTGCAGTAAGCATAAATACATCAAAACCTATTCGCTCATCAAAAGCGTACCATTTTAAATTAATGTTATTAAGATATCCACTGTTTATGTGTTTAACCATATCATTATAAGTTATCGAATGATTTAAGCGTGTTTTCTTTTATCGCTTTTTTAACTAAACCAATGCCGCCACTATTACCGTATATGTAAAACTTTTTCATGTTTAATAAATAATAGGGTTAATCAATAAATATTGATTGCCGTTCCCTAATTCTATTTTACCATCTTCGGTATCATGTTCATCTTCTGGGGCTTCTGTGTTAATATAAGCAGTTTCAGAAGTATGCAAGATATTCTCTTCTGTAAATTCTACAAGCTCTTGACCTACACTTGCATTAATTAATAACTTTATATCCATATCATCTGGATATTCTTTTAAAATCTCTTGTAATCTTAAATTTTTCATAATCTAATAAATTGGTAATAGTTCTTTTTCTATTGGTTTGTAGTTTACAACTGTAGCTGTATAAAATTGTTTAGCATCAAGATCATCATTATACCACATTTTATTTCTTGGATCATAATAACCATAATAAACTATTTTTTCATTTTCGAATAATAATTTATATTTCTGAAATTCATCAGTAGGCAAATTACTTCCGTCTGGTTCAATACGTGTCCAACCGTTGTTAGTTAAAATTGAATAAATAGTTCTTAGCCTCCATGAGTTATCAGAACTATTGTATTGCTTAATCAAAATTTGATCAGAATTAAATCCGGCATCTTCGTAGGATATACCAACAGATAAGCCATGAGCAACCCATTTGTCAGTTATCCACCCCTCTTCGTCGCAAAACTCTTTTACCAAATCCCAACTATCGCCATAAGCTTTTTTAATAGCTTTGTGCTTTGCTTGTTCGTTTGTCATGATTTCTTATATAATGGTGCGCAATTAACACAAAGCATTTTACCATTAACATTGGTAACGGCAAAACTTTTGCATCTTTTCTTTACTTTATGTGCATAGTGATTAAACCCTAATTTAAAGTGTTGGCAGTACTGTTTATGTTTTTCCATCACATTAATCTATTTTAAGTTTCAACCAACAGTATTCTATTAATTTTTCAACTGATAAACCCATCCAAGGCAAAGCGTAACCTTTTAATTGTAGGAATTGGTAACAATTAACTACAGCTAATAAACCAACCATCCAACCACCGTTAACATAATTTAGGCTTTCTGCAATGCTTTTAGCTTGGTTAATAATTTCTTGTTTTGTTAAGTCTTTTTTATTACCACCTCTAGGGTGTAGTAAATCCCACAATTCACTCGCATCTTCATCTGTAATAGATGATAAGGGTTTTAGCAACAAATATCCAGCTGTTAGAACATGATTTCCAGTAACTAGATAGGTTGGGTCTAATGCCATTGGCGAACGGTCATTAAATTCTTCCCAATCTGGTTTCATTATTACCTTTTGCTTAAGGTGTTGAGCAAAGTATTTAGCTTTATTTTCTAGGGTGTTTTCCATCACGTTAATTCTATTGGGGTTTAAAATTTATCGGTAATACCTTTAATCATTTTTTCTAACGTTGGGTTTGGTGCCTTTTTTATAGCATCTTCCAAATGGCTAAACTTAAGATCAACATCTAAACAATCAGTAGCATAAAGCCAATCACCACCAGGCTTATATCTCATATTAACTATCTTATAAAAAATAGATTTACCGTCTGAAGTTGTGCCAACAAAACATATAAGTCCATTTTCTGCATTTATATATTGGCTTCTGTAGGTAATTAGATCGTCTCTAAAAACATAAGGGTAAAAAATACCGTTTTTACTTTCTAAACCGTGAATACGGCCATTGTACCAAACTTTTTCAATAAGATTTGGTAGGTTGTACTTTTTTCTATCAACATAGTTTTTTAGAAAAGTAGATTTTGATAATAGCTTAATAAAAAATCTTTTAATCATTTTTGCCGCCCTTCCATAATAAGATGTGGCTGATCATAAGTGTAGCCAACATAAAAAACCCACAACCAAATTTAGCCTCGAATGGCCATTTAATAATGTGGTACCCGTTAAATAATGTGAAAATGGCTAATAGTATTACCCAAAGGTAAATCATTAGTAAGAATGCTTTTAAGTTCATGTTTTTTTGCTTTATATATACCGACAAACATATAATTTAATATTGATATTTGCAAATACAAAAATTAATCGTACGTTTGGTAAAAATATAAAGCAACAATGAAAAAATTTTATAGAGTGTGCCATAGAGACACTAAACAAGGGCTTTGGTATGATCAACAAGGCCGTTTTACGGGACTTATACACGGTGATTTTGACTTTTGCCAACACAAAGGTTTAGAAATGCACTTTGACCCAGAAATACAGGGGTATTTATCTGCAACTGATAGTTTACAAGATTTATTTAAGTGGTTTCCTATCGAAGATATAGACAGGCTTCAAGAACACGGCTATTTTGTACATGTTTACGAAAGTTCAGAGTTTAAGTTTTATAACCGTTTTCAGCACCTTGTTATAAAACAAGATAGCGCTAAATTTCTAGAATTAATTGTATTATAACATGTCAGAAGAGCAATCAATGACCATTTTTGATCTTGATGGTAATACATTAACGGTTAAAGGTCCGAATATGAATGGTTATATATCTATAATTATAGAATCAAACAAAAATGCCATTCGTTTTAAAGCTAATTTTATGCACCAAGCTTCAATAGTTCAATCTATAATGGAAGCTCATAAGCTTAATATTGACGACAAAAACAACCCTGCCTTAAGTATGGTTAACGGCAAAATCCAAGAGCAGCACGAAATTATTTTTGACCTTCAGAAATCAATTAAATCAACAAAATACAAACTTAATTACTATAAGGGTTTAGCTGATAAAAAGCTCGAGAGTTACAGCCGTGAAATGGATCTGCTTAAAGGGGAAAACAAAGCCCTTAAGATTTATGGTGAGGTTTACACAGAAGCAAACGAAACCTTAAAAAGTTGGCTGGCAAAAAAAGACGTTGAAATTCTTGAACTAAAAGAAAAGATCCGTGTTTTAAGTATAACTTAGTTTTTTTTTAATTTAATACATACAACAATGACAAAGAAAAAAGAGATCAGCAAAAAAAACGCTGATAATTTAGATGAGTTGATCAAAAACGGTCATGTTACAATCAACAACGGTGGAGAGCAGGAGTTAACCGACCTGGTAACAGAAGATTCGCGTTTCAAAAAGTATTCGCTAATTTATAGCTACCTTAATGATAAGGTTGTTATTAATCTTGCTGGTTTTGTTAAAGATGATGCTGCGGCAACAGAAACTAAGGAGGCCGAATAAATGGGTTTTAATTTCGGTTCTAAACCAAAGTCTTTAAATTTTGGTATTGAAGGCGTAACAAAAGAAAATTTAGAGTATTTCTGCAAAACGATGGTTATTGATGAGCTGGTGCAGAATGAGCTAAAAATACCTTACGATAAGGCGCTAGGACAACATTTAGATGAACAGGTTAGGTTTTATCTGGTTGTTAGAAAAGATCGCTCTTATGATGTTATTTCAGGTGAGAAATTCGAAAAGTTCTTAGAAGATAATTTTGTATATGATTATCAGACTGTTTTAAGCGATAAAGCCAAAGCATGCAGAAACCATTTTGTTAAGGACCTGGTTAATCAGCACAGAAAAGCTGCTGATTTGTTGCCTAAGTACACAAAAGACGATTTACATCGTGCAAAATTAAATTAATTGAAAAAAAGATTTGCAAGTATCAATTATTTATTTACCTTTGTAATGCGCTAAGGGTTGCGAAATAGAAAACCCTAAAAAATAAAGGTCTGAACAGCCTCAAAAATTTAGAACTCAAACGCCCCGACACCTAACAAGGTTCGGGGTTTTTGGGTGAGAGCGTTAATTTAGATTAGGGGCGGTGATGTATTTTGAAAGGTAATGAAACCGTCCCTTTCTTTAAGCCTCAAAAGTTATTTGAAATAAGATAAGATAATCGTTTTCAGTTGCTGAAATAATTTCGAACTATCCGTTTAAAATCGGTGTGTAGCTGGTTGAGGTTGAAGGCCCGAGCATAGAAAGCGTTTAAGATTTTATTAGGTATCAATTTCGCAGTATTTCAATAGGTAAAGTCTGCTGTAAGGGGCTTGTCAGAGAGGCCTAATGAAATAGGGTAGCTCCCTGTGTTCGCCGGTTCGAATCCGGTACCCCTTCAAAATCCTTATGAGGTATTAGTTATTGTTTTTGCATGGGTTAAATAATTTTTCAATAACGTAATGAAGTAAGGTAGGGTGGTTAATTCCACCTTAAAGATTGTGTTTGATGGTTTTAACTGCAACAAATAAAAACCATTTTGTTTTGTGGGGTGAAAGTCATTCAAATGAGCTGATTAGGTCAGCAATCTGCATTTAATGGGCAGATTTGAATAAGCTTGGTTAACCCGGCGGCACGGTGTCCGCAGATACTCGGTTCGATTCCGGTCAAGACAGCAAAGCCCTTATGATGTATTTGCCAAATATTAGAAATGTTTTTGGTTATAGTTCTTTATACACAGGTTGAAAGAAGTAAGGCATAAAAAACGGTTAACGCTGTTTGTGTAAATCCTCCTTGGTTACAAACAATTACGCCGTTTTTTAAAGATTAAAAGCGTAAACATTGGGTTTACTCGCGAGGCGTTAACAACAATGAGTAAACGATAGAGTTTTGGAGTAATTAACCAAAATTAATTGTGAATCTGTCATGTGCTCAACTAAATTATACTGTTGGTTGCAGTAAGTTTAATCCGCACATGAACAAATGGCCAGTAGGACTAACCACCTAGAATGTTATTTATAACTCATTTGTTTGCGCTTTTTTAAAGAAATTAAAATAAAGTCCCTTGCTTGTGGGCCTACTGATCATGGGTACAGCTAATTAAGACCTTAGTATACGAAGTGTGCTTATTTAGAATAAAAGGAAGTGAGGCACTTTATTAAATATACTAGGGCGTTTATTCGCCCCCCTCATAAAACACAGATAGAAAGGAGCCGGAGACGTTGCAAAGGTGTAGAATGATTAGTGTTAAAACTAAGAACCGGCAAAACAACGAAGCCGCAATACAATTGATTACGCAAAGAGAGCGTAGCGGCATTGACAGGTAATAAATTAGCGCAAGTCAAGCGACACGGCACCGGTGGACACTCGCAAGCTGTAAACGGATAGGGGTGTTACTAGGATTAGGAATTTATTACTAAACGCATGTAGGTAAAACTGCATGCGTTTTTTTGTTACATTTGTTTATGGCTAATAAGGAAAGGTTATACAAGAAATATGAAGCCCAGCACAAAGCCAGGCTTTTAAAATATGGCAATGAAATAGACAGGATTTATTATGAGGCTATAGATGCAATTGCTCTTTCTGCTGAAGGCACAACACTATTGCCAGGCACATTTGATCTTAAAAAGTATCCATCATTAAACAGAAAGGTTAAATCTGTTCTTGAAAAGTTGAGTAGTAATATTGAGGTTTTTCTTTATAGTTCAATCGCTAAAGAGTGGGTTGCTGCAGATATAAAGAATGATGAAATATTTGATATCCTATTAGGCCGAAAAGGCAAAAAAAGCAGTTTGCTAAATATGCGTAGCGAAGATGCTTTAAACGCTTTTCTTGAACGCAAGGATAAGAACGGGCTTAATTTATCCAAACGTGTTTATAAACAGGTTGGAGCATATAAAAATGAGTTAGAGGCAGGTTTGGCCGATGGTATTGCTTGGGGTAAAGGTCATAAAGAACTTGGAAGGGATCTTAAAAAATATCTAAAAGAACCTGATAAGGTTTTTAGAAAAATAAAATCTGAAGGTAAGGTTAGGTTATCAAAACCAGCTTTGGCATATAAACCAGGTCAGGGTGTCTATCGTTCGTCAAATAAGAATATCCAAAGGTTAACCAGGACCGAAACAAACATGGGTTACAGAAAGTCTGATATGATCAGATATCAAAGAAGCCCTTTTGTTATTGGTTTTGAGGTGAAATTAAGTGCTGCTCATCCCAGATATGATATATGTGATAATTTGGCAGGTCCTTACCCTGTTACATTTATTTTTGTTGGTTGGCATCCGCAATGTATATGCTTTAATATACCTATACTTTTAACACCTGCTGAATACGATAGAATGGAAAACGATCTATTGGATGGTAAGGACATCAGTAAGATAAAATATACCGATAGGCCAACGCCAAATGCTGATCAGGCTAAAAAATGGTGGTCAGAAAACAAAGATGTTGTAAACAATTGGGCCAGCACACCATATTTTATAAAAGATAACCCTAGTTTCTTTAAGAATTAATTATATATTTGGTAGAGTATAATCGATATTTCTTTTTTTAAATGAAAAGCCCCCGTTGTGAAATGGGGGCTTTTTTTATTTAAAAAGGTAGATCAGCATTTTTATGCTCACATTCTTTAGGCATAACCATTTCATTATCAAAATTTTCGGGGTACATATCTGCTAGTTTTTGGGCTTTTGGAGGGTACATATTTACATTCAATTTTGTACATATAAACCCTTTTACCTTTCTATTATAACCACCCATAAAAGTATCTACATAAATTTCTTTTTCGATTTCTTCTAGATGAGCGCAACTACTACAAGCGAAAAAATTAATAGGGTTTTTAGTGCATACCAATTCATGTTTTATACAAGCCCCTTTAACGAACATTTTACGGTTGCAATGATCACAACTATAAACTTTTTTAGTTTGCTCTTTCATTTTTTACCCCTTTTCTGTAAAACCTTTTTAGCGATATCTTCGTATTTTATTTGCATATCGTTTTTAAGGCTATCTAAATAATGGTATGTTTCAAGGCTTTTTTTGTTTAAATCAGATATTTCATCCATATCGTTATTACATTCTTTATAACCAATTTCCAACCCCTCTTTTAAACCTTCAATTTTTCCTTTGTTGTAACCAATAGTAGATAAAACATCGATAAGCACGTAACCCAATATAAAACCTATAATTAGCGGCAATATTTTTTTAAAACTAAACATGTTTTTTGCCCTCGATTTTATTAAAATTCTTTTTAGATTGCCTTTCTAACATTCGGCGCTGTTTTCTGGTTAAAGCAGATTGGTACTCTTTTGAGTTTTTAACTTTATCATCCGCTAATGAGCTTAACTCTTTTTGTTGCATGGTTTAAGATTTAAAGTTTATACGATCAATTTCTGCAGCAATTAAAGCGCCTGCAATACGAAGGCGTTGTTTGTATGGTTTATTAACCAATTTCATAAAAAAAGACACGTCCCAACCAGGAGGGCAATAGTTTTCTATCATAGGAACTTTTGGTGCCTCTTGATTTGAAATTAAACCTGCAACAAAAGATAATTGGCCCTGATCATTATCTACAACATCATTAGCTATGCTATGAAAGTGTTTTTCTATTTGCTCCGTACGCTCTTCAGCGATTTCTTGAATGCCTGTCATTTTTTAAAATATTACAGCTACAGAAGAGCCTTTGTGTTTCTTAATAAAATCTGCAATAATCTTTCTATCATTGCTTTCTGTGATGTGTTTTGCTAGATGGATAGCTATTGGTAAACACTTCATTGATTTTGCAGCCGCCGCAATTTCATGCGGTTCGTCGCTAATTGTTTTCTGATCTTTTGCCATTGTTATTTTTCGTTAAATGTAAATTCTGCTATCTTAAAAGTCAATCTTTTAATGTCTTCAGTAAGTCTCAAACATTGTTTTGACTTGCTTTCGTACATGCTTTTGTACTGTCCTTTTGAATGGTTGGCAGAATTGAGCTTTTGTTTTAATCGCTCAATTTCTGCCTTTTGACTTTGGACCA